TGTACTCATACGATACTCCAAGTTCCATTCAAAATTATCGTATTCCCATCTGCAATCGTTATCGGCCCTGCTGACATACCATTGGTGTTGGCAGGTATCGTGATGTTCTCGCTGATAGTGTTTGCGTTGGTTCTGATAATACTTGCAGTGCCAAGGCTAGGCCCACCGAGAGCAACGGCAGAGTTAATCTTTGCTGCTGTGACTGAACCATCTGTAATCTTAGCTGTAGTGACTGCGTTGTTCTCTAAGTCACTTGTACCTACAGATTCAAATGCGTTGACGTTACCAATATATGGCATTAGCTACTCCCCTTATGCTATCTCAAGAATACTAGCGAACACTTCTAAGTCTCCAGCGACTGACGCTGTAAGTCCTAAGATGTCTCCAGCTTCTAAGTTAATAGGCTTATCCATTAGTAACGTAGCGTCTGCTGGTACAGGGACAGTCTTACAGATGTGGCGGTAGGTTGTGCCTCCGTCTACTGTAACCTCCACTGTGACGTTAGCATCGTTTACTCCGTCAATGTTGGATATGTATAAAGCATGGATGACAGACTGTGTACCTGCTGGTGCTGTGTATAATGTAGTGCGTGATGTGCCTATAGCAACACCAGCATTCTTGAATGTATTAGCCATTGGTTAGCCTCCTAGTGCTATTGCCATTGCTACGGAAGCACCAATGGGATCGTATACTGTTGATAGATTATTAACTGAAGTAGTTGAAGCTTTAGCATCTAGTGCTGATTGTAGTCCTGTAATTACAGAGATAGCATGGTTAGCTGGATGTGAATAGTTGTTAGCATTAGTTGCTACAGTATCTAGCTTAGTACCATCAGTAGCTACATCACGCCCATCAAATGTACTGTTAGTCGTTATGGCTCCTGTCATGGCTCCACCAGCGCGTGGTAAAGCAGCATCTCCTGATGCAGCACTTGAGGCTGCTGCTGTTGCACTGTTGGCTGCGTTAGTGGCTGATGTAGCTGCCTCACTTGCTTTAGTGGTTGCAGTGGATGCACTACCAGAAGCACCTGATGCACTTGATGCTGCTGCTGTGGATGAGTTAGCACTAGCAGTAGCAGAGTTAGCTGAGTTGGTAGCTGATGTACTTGCCTCACTCGCCTTAGTTGTAGCTGTCCCTGCGCTGGTACTTGCTTCTGATGCCTTAGTGGTTGCAGTAGACGCACTAGACGCTGCTGCCGTAGCTGAGTTGGCAGCATTAGTTTCTGATGTAGCTGATGCAGTAGCTGAGTTGGCACTAGCTGTTGCACTATTGGCTGAGTTGGTAGCTGAAGTAGCTGCTTCCCCTGCCTTAGTGGTTGAGATAGCTGCTTGAGCAGCAGACGTATCTTTACTAGTGGAGGATGCTGTAGCACTGTTAGCTGATGCTGTAGCACTATTAGCTGCATTGGTTGCTGATGTAGCTACTCCTGATTCAGAGTTAGCCGCAGCAGTGGCAGATCCAGAAGCAGCAGTGGCAGATCCAGAGGCAGCAGTGGCAGACGCAGCAGCATTGATTGCTTGCTGTGTTACTTCATTAATACTGGCATCGGTAGTTGAATCACCAGCACCACCACTTCCTCTATATAAGCTCATAGTCTATCCTTTAGTAACTAGTGTTACGATTATTTCTATAATCTTTTTGCCTTTCCTTAACCTTTTTTGGAGTGCTAAGTTTACGACGAGCAGCTTGAAGTCTTTCATTCTCTGCTTGCTTTTTAGCTGCTGCTGAAAGGTTCTCAAGTACCTTTGGATTAGTAGGAGTATAACCTACCTTCTTAGGAGTAACTTTCTTAGGAGTAACTTTCTTAATTTTAGCTGCCTTATAAGGAGTAGTCTTAGCAGTGCTTTTAACTATACCTGTACCTTTACCTTTAGGCTTATCATATACCAAATCTGACATTTTACCGCCAGCTTTCTTCTTAACTACCTTCTTAGCAGTACCAGTACCAGCACTAGGACTACCTGTCAACGGAGTCTTACGCTTGACGGGCTTACCTTTCTGCTTAGTCTTCATTAACTGATTGAGCTTATACTGTAACTTACCAACTGTCTGCATAGACTTACCAGCTTTCTTAGCTGCTGCAATCTGTGCTTTTAATGCTTTCTTTTCTGCAAATTCTGACATAATCTTTCCCCAAGTAAAAGAAAGGGACTACCTAGATTATACTAAGTAGTCCCTGAGTGATGGCTAAGAAGCCATGTTATTACGCAGGAAGCGCAACGGCTACAGCAGAAGTGCCACGTAAAGTAGCAGCGCCATAGATGCAGTCACTGGTAAATAGATCAGCCAACCACTCTTGCTTGTACTGAGTCTGTGAACGAACAGCCATCTGCTCTGCGTACACAAAGGCATCCTTGTGTAACAACATACCAATCTTATTGGCTCCATCTGCTGGACAGTTGTTACTGATGTAAACGTCTACACCATACAAGTTACCAATCTTACCATTAACGACAGTGTTACCACCAACGAAATCAGAAGAAGTGTAACGATCAATACCCATAATAGTATTACGAGCAGCAGGAGGAAGGATGATTGAACGTCCGTCCATTGGTACATCAGCGTCATCTAACAATTGAATTAGGTTACGGAAACCAGCATCAGTGAAAGCTTGTGCAGTACCAGTGTAGTCAGTCAAAGCACCAGTAGCGGTTGTGATCTCTACAGCCTTAGCCCAGTTAGATCCGTTACCACCTTGGGTAGATTGACCTAGCAAGAATAGATCATCTTCAACCTTCTTACTTAGGGCATAACCAGCATCATCGGTATAGAACTTACGCATTGAAGCAAGTGCTTGAATGTCAGTAATGTCCTCGATCATACGAGAGTATTCAAAGTGCTTGTTAATAGTAATAGTTACTTTGTCAGCCGTTTCATTCTGAATCGTAACCGCAGTGTTAGCAGCTTTAGCAGTTGCAGCACCACGAGTAGGAGTTGGGATATACAACGTATCGCCCTTCTTACCTGACATCGGCATCTTAGTTACTAGGTTTGCAATAATTAAATTCTTCTTATAGGCAGCAATGATTTCATCACTCCATAATTCTGGAATAAAATTAGCAGCAGTTGTGTTATCGGTTGTACCGCCTTGGGCGGGATATACTGAAGTAGTCATTATAATAATTCCTTAATAAAAGTTATCGTACCCTTCCTTCAGCGTAAGCTTGCGTTATTGCATCACTGTTAGCTAAGTATCGGTCAGGTTCATGTTGCATCATATGTAAAAGTTCAGACCGCTTAAAGAATTTCTTTTTAGATCCTTCACCCGAACCACGCGCCCCACCATTAGAGCCTGACTTCAAAGAGTTCTTACGCTCTATATCAGTACCAGCTTTGGCTTGGCCTATTAGTTCTAGGCGTTCTTTCCATGTTGTGAATAGATCGTCAGCAGCGTCAAAGTCAAATTGATCAGCTTGTTTTAATTTCTTAACACGCGCTTGTGATTTACCTACCCAATCCATGAACGTCTGGTCTGCTACTATCTCCTGAAAATCAGGATGGGCAACAGAGATCTTGTTCATAACTTCCATCTGACTAAATCTAACAGAGGCTTCTTCAGCTTTCTTGATTGAGGGATGGTTGTTAATTGTTCTCTCACCAGCATCTTTTGGGTTTTCAATCCAATCATCTTCAGTTACTGGTAGGACTTCTTCTTTGGTCTTAGTGACTGTTTGATTAACTACGTAATCATCCACTAGCTTTCTCAACTCACCCACTTCATTGCCTTGGCGACCAGATAACCTTTCGGCCTCTTGGTGCATCCTAATCAATTCAGTAGTAGATTTACCTTGGTACTTCTGAGGGATTTCTTCTTCCTGATTACCCTGATCTACAGGGGAGGATTCCTCTTCTTCACCAACTTGGGAGAACATCTCTCCATCTTCTAGTTGAGGTTCAAGTTCGTCACTTAAAAAGTTTGCCATGTGTGCTCCGTACTATAACAGTATTGTGGAAATATTATGTGAAGTTACTTCTTATGAAGATTCACGTTTACGTTCAATCGCAATTTGCTTTTGGCGTTGCTTTGCCCATTTGATTGTAGCCCCTGCAAAGTCTCCTGAGTGGGGATCTAACTTACTCATAGGTGCAGCAATAAGCCTATGCGACTCTTGGCTACATTGCGAACAGTGAGTTATCCTTTTATCGGACTTCACAAATAGTTCGTCTATGTACCCACATATACTACATTCAAAATCAAACACCCGAATCATTAAGGAAATCCTCGTATGAGTTCTTGATGCTAATTTCAAATCCAAGGAGTCTGCCTATAATATCTAGCTGACCCTTTCTGTAGTACAAATCTTTATCATCCTTACAAAGAACAATATCTCTAATGGACTCTTCAGCCCCAGTGAAATCTTCTAGTAAGAACTTCCACCCCTCTGTCATAAAAGTATCTTGTAAACTTTCGTAGTACTTTTGTAACTCAGGGTCTTGTGTTGTTGACATTGCGTTTCTCCCATGTTAGGACGCAGTTATAAAGTAAAGGGAGTCTATCACAGATCTCCCGTAAAGTCAAGAACTATTTCTAGTTATTTAGATTCATTTGTTTATTAACGATAGTTTCTTTACTGACTATCTCTCGTTCTTTTAATACTAACTCTGCTAGTTTTGCACGTTGAGCGAACTCTTTCTCGTCCTGATCACCATCTTGAAGGTTAGTGGACAGTACTTTAAGGCGGTCAGTCTCGGCAGCGATGGGCAAGAGTTCAGTCTCGGTAGATATTTTGGACGCTCGTGCTGCGGATTCCTGTGCCTGACCTTGAAGTACAGCGATGTATGCTTGCTTCTGTTGATTATCCATCTGAGCAGCAGCTTGAGCCACTGGATCTGGTACTGCGGCCTCCTTGAGTTTAGCTATTAAAGTTTCACGATTAGATAGGTTCATGTTATCTACGACAGACTGTATGATCTCTGGGTACATAGGAGAATCTGCTGGCATTGTCTGTAGTAACTGAACTAACTGAGACACTTCATACTCACGGGCAATGATACCCAAGGAGCTAGAAGGAATAAACTTATAATCACCTACTGGATACTGATCAGGGTTATACTGCATGTACCGCCACGCAGCTTTCTGAATAAATGGAATCAAGAAGCACTCTTGGAAGTTAATCAAGGTACGCTTCTGTCGTTTAATGATAGCACCTAGTCCCATTGACACAGCAGTAGGGCTAGTCTCACCATTAATAGAACCTGCAAATCCAGCACTATCAATAGCACCTGTAGCTTGCTGTACCATCTGCTGTAGCTGTGTAGCTTGAGAGAAAGTAATCTGATCAACGCTACCAAAGTTCATAGGCTTCAGAATATCGTTAGGATTACCATTAACAAGAATAGATTTTCCTGGCCTTACTTCTAATTTAGCCCCACGAGGCAGCCTAGAAGCGTCTATAGCCATCATTGGGTGGACAGTTAAGGCTAGAGCATCAATACGCGCACGTAACTCTGTGTCGAGTGCTTTCTGGCTGTTGTATCCCTTCTCACAAACACCTCGTCCCCAGAAACGACTAGGTACAACGTCCCAAGGGAATGCAACTACAGGACGATCCTGCATCATGTAAGGATTTTCTTCTAGTTTTAGTATGTGTTCGCCATTAGCTATAACAGCAACTACCTCAACGTAGTGGTCTTCCTCTGGCGTTTCTCCAGATAGAGAAATAATCTCTTCATCTTCGTCTTCAAGATAATCCTCCAGCAAATTACGTGGTAACAAACCATAATATTTAGTAAGGCGTACTTTATCTTCATCATATGCGTTAATTTCTTGATCTGCTTCAAGATATGAAAGAGTACTCGCTCCTGTAATGTCAACATCTTTGTAAATTCCCTGTTCAATTAGTGCCTCTACTTGGTGCATAGGGACAAATTCATCTATAGCTACACCTAATGCCTCTTCAATAGAGGTTGCAGTAGGATCAATGAGGAAGTTCTGTGGCATAATAGGACGGAGAGAACAAGTTACTTCTGAGTTCTCCTGTACACCTACAGTCATAGTGCTTCCATCCAGTGCTGATTGGATACTAGGCTTACGCCTCTTAGACTCATGGAGTACAATCTCTCCAATGCCTGTACCAAAGATAGCACTGTTAATAATACATTCAGAAATATGTTGACGAGTCCTGTTTAACGCAAACTCTTCAGTTAATTTCTTCTTTAGATAATCAATGTCTACCCGCTCTGGGTCATTCATGTCATCATGTATGTCAAAGAACTGACCACGACCAAACGTAGCTTCCTCAACCTCAGAAACAGAACTCTCAACAGCCTGTTGTAATGCAGGATTGATTAGGCGTGAGCGTTCACTCTGCCGCAAGGAGTCTTCACCTGACCAGACACCACGCCATAGGCGATAGTACTCGTCAAACTTATCTTGATAGTTGGATTCAAAGTGATCACGCCAGCTTTCACACTTCTCCATGATCCAACTCTCAGCCGATTCCTGCATCAATAAATTATTTTCTTCTATCATAGTT